AATCAAGAATCGTGCCAAGCCATAGAACGGCCTATAACGCAAAAGAGGCTACACCATAGGTATTGGTATGGACAAATAAAGATAGAGCATTCTGCACAATGTGAAATATTATTGGCTTTGTTGGCATGAATGTTGCTATGTTATGCCAATAGCATTTGCCTATGAGTTTGTCTAAACCGATAGAAAAGTATTTCTTGACATTGTACGAAAAGGCTATATAATTTAGCCATGCCAAGCAAATTTGCAAAGCATACACTTAAAAGGAATATCATGAAAATCGCAACATTGAAAAACTACACTATCTCTACCTCAGAGGTTAGCAGCTCACAATTGTACTTCGAACACAATAGACTAGGGGAAGATTCTGCTGGAGGGTTATGGTTTGAGGGAAAAGAATTGGTAGACTACGATGGTGTTTTTAGCCTACCTAAAGAGGTAGTAGAACACTTGTCTAGCATCGGCTATAATATGGAATATGCGGGCTTAGAATTAGACGCTAACGAAATCCCTCACACAATCTAAAGGAAAGCATTATGATTCTCGACACACCTGAAACACTTAAAGCACTAGGTCGCACCAATGATATTGCCAAGGTACGCAAGCTGGCTTTAAACAAAATCAATATGCAGATGCGTAACGCTAGTAGCCTTGAAGGTCTCAAGCAAGCCATTGAACAAATATTGGTTGAAACTGATACAGTCGAACGTAACATTGTAAAAAGCTAGTGTATAATTATCTAACTTAAAAGGAACAACACCATGACTATCGAACGTACATTTCAAGGCGCATACAAGATTAGCGCAAACGTTAACGGCTATCTCGTAACGAGGCAATACATGGGCTACACCAAGCGGGAAGCAATCGAATTATTTAAGGCTACTCACAATATTGTATAATTTCCTTAATGTGTCTCTACCAAGGGGCGCATTGGGGGCAATTTTGCTCTGTCGATAGACGCACGAAAGTGCAAATATAGGAATGACATCATGAAACAAACACTCAACCAAGAATCGTTTATTCAAGCCTTTGAAGATATGTTCAGAGCTAAACAGTTTAGCCGCCGTGCCTTGATTTCCCTTTATGAGTACTTTGACCAGTACGAACACGATACAGGCGAGCAAATCGAATTAGACGTTATCGCCATATGTTGCGAATACACGGAAGAAACAGCAGCAGAAATCGCAGCTAGCTATAGCATTAACATCGAGGGATTAGACGAAGATGATGTATCGAATGCTGTACGGACATTTTTGCATGAGAATACATTGCTTGTCGCTGAAGAAGATGGCGTTTTTGTTTATCAACAGTTTTAAGGGGCATAGCATGAATCAGAACATTAGATTTTTTGTCTACAATGACGATGCGATGGATGATGACCCAATTATTGAAGCCACAGAGCAAGAATTTTTAGACTATGATGGAGAAATCCATTACGAACGGTTCACTGTAAGAGAAAATGGCTGCGCTCAAGTGTGCCTCACAAAATACCCTCAAGGAATGATAGAATGACCTATAAAAACTTTCTCGCCTCTGTCTTGATGGCCTTGCTTATTGGCCTTCCCTTTGTCTTATATTTTTGGAGCATGACACCATGATTCAAGGCTATCAAGTTATCCAGCGTAAACCTACCGATAGGGATAAAACACGCTACACTGTAAGAGACCTACATTCAGGGCAGCAATACGAAGTGGCTTGGCCTTACCTAGTCACTGAAAAAGAAGCCCTAGAATCGGTTTATGACGTTAAAAAAGGGGATTTATTCCTAATGGGCATCACTGCGAACAATAGTGCTATTTATTACACAATTTAAGGGCTTATAATGTACTTAGTAAAATATGCCTCCAGCGGCATTGTAGCTGCACGGTTTTTGCACCGAATTGACGCTAAAGACTTTATTTTGAACAATGAAGATTTTACGCTTGCAATTGGTTTATTTATCATAGAAAAGGAATGATATGACTGCTATTTTAAACCTTAAGGATTGGAAAAAGGATTGGCATATGGAACTCGCTGAAATTGAATATAAGGGCATTGTGTGGAGTTGTGAATACGAATATGACCCGCCTCAAAAGGCGGACGACACTGACCCGGCTATTCCCGGCATTGCCACAATATTTCACTTATATGTAAGGGATGATGGCGAGCTATGCACCGTTGACCTAATAGATTTTATTGACGCTCACACGTTACACGCTTTAGAAAGCGATATAGAGGCTTCACATGAGGAATAGACTTGCGTCTTGTTTTAGAGAAATATTACAAGCGGTTGCTATTGGTGCAGCTTTTGGTTTTGTCTTTGCCCTTGGCATTGGGTGGGAAAGGATACAAACAGAGCTAGACTATTCACAAGCTAAAGGCCAATGCAGTAGCACGGAATCAAAAACCCGCTATGCTGCCAAGGATGCAGACGGTTGGGTGTGCTTTATCCAGCATTGGGAAGATAAACGCAAGCCTAGAATTACCATGTCGAGGCTAGTCATAGAATGACATTCACTATCTTTTTATCAATACTTACAGGTATCGGCTTTGCCTGTTTTTTAGTCGCTTATTGGCGGTTATGGAAAAGCAGGAAGGATTAAAGGCTTAGAAATGCCGTTTAAACGGCCTTAAAGGGCTATTTATGAGGACTTATTAACAATCTAAGGGGTATGGTGCTTAGATGCCTTAAAACCCCTTAAAACAAGGACAAATATGAAATGCGTTTGCTGCAACAAAAACCTTAGTGACTTCGAGGCTACTCGCCGCCATGCCATTACCAATGACTTTTTGGATATGTGTAAAAGCTGCCTTAGCGAAGTGCAAAGGCTCTCGCCCTTGGCGACTAAAGACCGGATAGACCTAGACCATGAGGGTGAAGACTATGACGAACCAGTAGCCATTGACGATGACGACCACCCTTGGAGCAATGTTAAAAACATTGTCGAAGATGAACAGGCTCTATAAAGCCTTTATAGTAATATACTACTATTGATATAATATATATAGAACCTTTAAAGCCTTTATAGTCTTTAAAGAGCAAGAACCATGCCAACATTTAGTATTAACGTGCTAAAAATTAACAAAACGAGGAAAATATGAAAGTTAAAGACGCTTTTTACACTGGGTTTGACACAACAATTGAAGAAGAAGAAGCTCTCGCTGAAATGCACTACAAGACGACATTGAACAATGTTGCCTATTTGGTCGTAAAACATGGAAAAGACGCTGTAATAGCGGAAATAGATGCTTATTTAGCATTAAAAGACATTAAAGAGGTCTAAATGCTGTTGTCTATCATTATTATTGTTTGTGTCATTAACATCATAGTCGAATAGCATATGAACCAAAGTAAACTATTATCTAAAGGCCCATGTCCTGCTTGTCAATCGTCCGATGCTTGTTGTACGTACGATGATGGTCATCGCCATTGCTTTGCCTGTAGCAGAACGTTCTCAGGCATAGGGGAAGGCATTACTAGTCACAGCAAACCAAAAGAGAAACAAATGGAAAATTTACAGCCGGAAGGCGAGATTAAAGGCATTCCCGAACGGGGCATTACACGTTCAACGTGTGAGCGTTATAAGGTTTATAGCCCGAACGGGAAACAAATTTACAGCTATAAGAACGGTCTAAAAACCCGAGTGGTCGCTACTAAAGAATTCTTTAGTGTCGGGAAATTGGATACACTTTTCGGACAAGAGCTATTTCCAGCCGGAGGTAAAACTGTCACCATTACAGAAGGTGAGCTGGACGCTCTAGCAGCCTTTCAAATGCAAGGAAGCCTCTACCCTACTGTCTCCGTGCCAAATGGCGCAGCAGGGGCTTTAAAGGCCTGTAAACAGGCTTTTGAATGGCTAGACACCTTCGACCTAGTGGTGGTGTGCTTTGATGGGGATGAACCCGGCATTAAGGCTGCACGGGAAGTGGCAGACCTGTTCGCAGGTAAGAGCAAAATTATGAAGCATTTAGATGGCTTCAAGGATGCTTGCGACTACTTGGTGGCAGGTAAAACCAAGGAATTTATCAATGCTTGGTGGAAGGCAGAAGAACATAGGCCAGAGGGAATTGTAAGCGTACATGACATTATGGACAGGTTGTTGGCTCCTCCAGTAGAAGGTGTGCCTTGGGCGTTTCCGTCACTTACGCAACTTACGTATGGTCGCCGGAAAGGGGAGCTTTATGGCTTCGGGGCAGGTGTTGGTGTGGGTAAGACAGACGTTTTTACCCAACAGATTGCCTATGATATTGATGTCTTGAATGAGAAAGTAGGGGTTATTTACCTAGAGCAGAATGTCGTAGAAACTGCACAGCGAGTAGCGGGTAAGCTAGATAAACGTCTATATCACATCCCTGATGCTGGCTGGACTCGTGAGCAATATGAGCAGAGCATTGAGAGCTTGGATAAACGAGGGCAGCTCTACATGATGGAACACTTTGGTGCTATGGATTGGGCTAGTGTAAAGAAGATTATTCGTTATTTCGCCAAGGCGTATGACATTAAGATGATATACTTAGACCACCTGACAGCATTGGCAGCGAATGAGCAGGACGAACGGAGAGCTTTGGATGGCATCATGGCAGACATGGCCTCCCTTGCACAGAGCGATGGCCTCATCATCCATTTTGTGTCTCACCTCACAACGCCGGAAGGGAAGGCACACGAGGAAGGTGGCAGGGTGTTGGAGAAGCATTTTACAGGCAGCAGAGCCATTGCACGTTGGTCGCATTATATGTTTGGTCTCGAACGCAATAAACAGGCAGAAGACCCCATTGTGCGACAGACCACGACATTTAGGGTGCTGAAAGACCGCTTTGCTGGTAGTGCTACTGGCGAGAAGTTTGGAATATGGTATAATAGAAGCACAGGGATTTTAGAGGAGAAACCTCTTAATGTATTGGAAGAACTATGACTTGGCCTTTCCCACCTGCTACAGGAGCCGTCCCTTGGACTAAACAACAAGAGAAGGACTACCAGCAGCAGAAACAAGAGCAGCTCCCTGCTGCGCCCTTTTGAAAGAATGATATGAACTTATACGAAGTATGGACAGAGCGAGGCACATACGAATACGAAGCAGAGAACGCAGATGAGGCTCTTGATAAGTATTACGATGAGCACAACGGCTCAGGAGATTACGAAGTTATGGTGGAGCTTATGGAAGAAAACCTATGACAACAACATGGAACCACGATGCTTTTGGTAAACTAGTTCAGCATAGAAACAACTATGCTTATAATGATGATGGGTTTGGTAACTTAATAGAGGCGGCAGGTAGCTATTATAAGGAACATCCAACAGCTCCCATGCTTCATAAAGATATGCAGATTGTTAACTTTGAGGGAGCTATTTATTATTGGACTGATGGAGCTTGCAACAATTGGTATGACCCTCCTAAAAAACACAACCCATATGCTGCCATTGATTTCATGTACAGCCTATCAATGAAGCAATGGCCTCAGCATGGATATAAGATGATACACGAGAACGGAGGAGAGTATTGGACTCAGGACTTCAGGTGTGCCTGTCCTGATAAAATTCCAGCAAACAGACGTAGTAAAGACTTATTGAAAGAACGAAATGAGGATAGTCTTAGACATTGAAACAAACCTAGCCCATACGAAAATATGGCTTGTATGTACAAAGAACATTGATACCGGAGAGAAAAGAACATGGAAAGAAGCAAGCAGCCTGTCGGCCTATTTAAAGGACGCTACTCAAGTTATAGGCCAAAACATATTGGCGTTCGATGCACCGATGTTGAAAGCTATTTGGAAGATAGAGATAGCTACGAACCTGTTGTACGATACGTTGATAGTAAGTCGGCTGTTAGAGCCGAGCAGAGAGAATGGTCATTCATTAGAAGCATGGGGAAACAGGCTAGGAACACAGAAGACAAGCTATAGCTCTGCTTGGTCTTGGCTGCAAGGACGCAGGGAGGAATACAAAGGGGAGTGTTTTAATGCCCCCTCCCTTGGTCTCCTAGAAAACTATTGCCAACAAGACTGTGAGGTGACATCCCTTTTGTATCTCAATCTAGTCAATGACTTAAATGAGAAACAGTTTAGTGAGCAAAGTGTGCTGTTGGAGCACGAAGTGGCTACTATCATAGCGGAACAAGAACGGAACGGTTTTAAACTGGATATACCATATGCAACCTGCCTACTTACTGACATCAAAGGAAAATTGGATGCTTTATATGAACAAATGCAAGAACGATGGCCTCCTGTCGTTGTTAAACGAACCAGCGACAAAACTGGAAAGCCTCTCAAAGATGGGGTGGCTTCTTTTAATCCCGGCAGCAGGAAGCAAATCGGAGAAAAGCTCATCGAGCTTGGATGGAAACCCGACAAGCACACAGAAACCGGACAGCCCATAGTCGATGAGGGTGTGCTGTCGAAGATAGACCTGCCGGAAGCAGCTCCCATTGTGGAATATTTGATGCTCCAGAAGCGTGTAGCACAGATAGAAAGCTGGTTGGAGGCTGTAGGCAAGGACGGAAGGGTACACGGCAAGGTGATTACCAATGGAGCTGTAACAGGTCGTATGACGCACAGCAGCCCCAACATGGCACAGATACCTAATGCAGGTAGTGTCTATGGCCCTGAATGTCGTGAGTGCTGGACAGTCGAAGACGGAAAGGTATTGGTAGGAATTGATGCTAGTGGTTTAGAGCTACGAATGTTGGCTCATTACATGAAGGATACAAATTATGTCAGAACAGTATGTGAGGGAAGCAGTAAGGACGGTACGGACGTACACACAATCAATCAACGAGCAGCTGGACTACTTACTCGTGATAGCGCAAAGACTTTCATCTATGCCTTCCTATATGGAGCTGGAGATGCAAAAATTGGTAGCATTGTTGGAGGCAACGCTAGAAAGGGTGGAGAACTTAAGAAAAGATTTCTCTCACAGACACCAGCTTTAGCCAAGCTCATAGCCAAAGTAGCTAACTATGCTGCTCTTGGCTATGTTCCGGGCTTAGACGGAAGGAAGATTTGGATACGCTCTGAACACGCAGCCTTAAACAGCTTGCTGCAAGGGGCAGGGGCAATTGTTATGAAGAAGGCTTTGTGTCTTTTTTACAACAAATGCAAGGAAAATTCTTGGCCTATTAAACTAGTTGCTAATGTTCACGATGAAATTCAGCTTGAAACATCTGAAAAGTATGCTATAATAGTAGGTGAAGCAGCAGTGCAAAGCATTGTTGAAGCAGGGGAACATTTTGGTCTTAGATGCCCCCTGAATGGAGAGTATAAAGTGGGTAAGACTTGGAGAGATACACATTAAAGCTCAATCTGATGCCCCAACTGCGTAGCGGGAGGGAAGGTGCGTTGTTCGCACGGCAGCATCCCAGTAGTATAGTAAGCTGGATTTTATTGAAACACAACAGGAGCCTCACGGCTCTGCTTAAAAGGAAACTTAAATGACTACTAAACCTATCACAATCACCGGACAGCTGTACTACGCTTCTGACATGGTTCAATTTAACCAATACACAGAGGCTTCTAAGAAATACCTCGTTAAGTTGGGGAATCTGTCTGCTGAAGATGTAGCTAAGGTGGAAGCCTTGGGTGTTCATGTAGGCGAGAACGAGAGCATGGGACGCTTTGTCACCTGCAAGAGCAACTTCGCTATTCAGCCTGTGGATGACGATGGCAAGAACATTGACCCGAAGACCATTGGCAACGGCTCTAAGGCTACTTTAGTCCTAAGCACATACGAATGGAAGTTTGCTAAGAAGACAGGCGTTGCTGCCTCTGCCAAGCGTGTAGTGGTTACAGAGCTTGTCACCTATGTTCCTTCTGCCAAGGTGGAAGAAGAAGCAGACATGGAGCTGTAATGTCTAAGCCTCCTAAACCAACGGAGGCTGTCATTGATGCCGACTTCTTGGTCTATTCCGTTGCCTTCTCGTGTAAAGATGTAGAGGAACAATGGGCTAAGAATCGGCTCACTGAGTGGCTGACAGACATGGTGTATATACGGCTTAAATGTACAGACTACAAGGCGTTCATCACAGGGAAATCAAACTTCCGGTATGACCTAGCTAAGACAGTGCCGTATAAAGGCAATAGAAAAGACCTTGAGAAACCAGAACATTACGAGGCTTTAAGAAAGCACCTAACACGGCTGGAGGCTGTAACAACTGAGGGTGAAGAAGCTGATGATGCTGTAGGCATTGAAGCAAATGGAAAGAACGTTTGGATTGTTCATGTGGACAAAGACCTAGACCAACTACCGGGGTGGCATTACAACCCCGTAAAGGACTTGGAATATTATGTCTCTGAAGAAGAAGGACTAAAGAGCTTCTATTTGCAAATGCTGACAGGAGACCGAATTGATAACATCCAAGGGCTTAAAGGCATTGGGCCTGTAAAGGCTGCAAAGCTCCTAAAGGGGCTGACAGGGGACAAGGAGATGTATGAGGCTGTTGTAGAGGCTTATAAGGCTGCTGGAGAGGCTCCAGAGCGTGTGTTAGAGAACGGATGCTTGTTGTGGCTTAGACGAACAGAAGGGCAGCTATGGCAACCTCCTTTATAAAGGAATATTTATGAAACAGTACAAAGTTGTTAAAGTGCCTCATTATTTTTCTTTTTATGAGGTATATAGGAAAGTGTTGTGGCGGTGGGTTAAAATAGGAAGTTTCGACGCACATGAGCAAACTGAAGAATGGATTTCTGCAAAAGCAAAAGAAATAGCATCTCCTGAAACAATGTATTGGAATGCGTAGCTACAACGGAGGGGAATGGACGGAGGCTAGGTTCAAGAGCTTTGTTGTGTCGGCATTACGAACAGCAACTCAGAGGTGGCCTCCTAAATATGCTGTGCTTGATGCTGCCTTTACAGAGAGAAAGACCAATGTAAAGACAGGGAAACTTGCTAAACACTTTCAATGCAACGAATGTAAACAGGAATTCGTAGCTAAAGAGGTGCAGGTTGACCACAAGAAGCCAGCAGTAGACCCAAAGAAGGGATGGCAAGGGTGGGACACATTCATTGACAGGCTGTTCTGTGAGGAACCAAACCTGCAAGTTCTATGTAAGCCCTGCCATGTCATCAAGAGTGCTAAGGAAAAGGAACAAAGGAAGAAAACATGAATGAATCAAAGTTTTGGCTAGGCATATGGGGCATGGTTTTAGTATTTTTTATGACGCTGACTATCTGCATTACAATTAATGCCTATGGTAAACGTGATAAATGGGAAAAAGCTGTTAGTAACGGTGCTGACCCAATGGTTGTAGCTTGTGCTATAGATGGTCTAACCAATACAGGAGATGTTGCTATTTGTACTATCTTAGCACAGGGAAGAAAATAAAATGAATGACATAACTTTGTGTGATGGCTTACACTGCCCTATTGCAGAGCAGTGCGAGAGGTATCTCCCTTATAGGCCAACAGAGGAGATGAAGAGCTATTTCGTAGGGGTTCCCTATAACCACAACCTACAGCAATGTCATATGTTTTATGAAAAACCAAAGGAAGCAGCATGACGTATGAGAAAGTACCTTGGGGAGCTTCCTTAGAAGACATACAAGGTGTTATAGCAAGAAACTCTGTACGTGTAGGACAAGACCCTGCATATTACAATAGCTTCTATGACGAACCTGCATATAGCATTGCTAATGCAGAGCTGATGAAAAGTGTAATAAACGGGACAGCTTTACGTTGTTCCATAAAGGAAACCAAATGACAAATAAGTTTACATTTCGAGAAGAAGACAGCATTGAAGACAAAGACATCACCTTTGTTATTAAATATGGTGACGGAACATCATGGCCTGTTGTCCTACAAGACTTCTTGTTCTTCTTAGAGAGCACAGGCTATATGGGTGTACGTGAGAAGGTACGAATTGAATATTCCCCCTTCCGTGAGAGCGAGGGATGGTTTGGTGAATATTACGACAGCGAGGAGGAAATTGCAGGACGTGCTACAGGATGGGGAGAGAATGACGAATGAGAATTTTATGCATCCCTGACACCCAGTGCAAGCCAGATACGCCTACCAAGCACCTGACATGGGCTGGTAAGGCTATCTGTGACTACAAACCAGACATTGTTATACACCTTGGAGACCATTGGGATATGCCAAGCCTCTCAAGCCATGACAAGGCAGGTAGCAAGTATTTTGAAGGGAAACGCTACCTAGCAGACATAGAGGCTGGTAATGTGGGCATGGAAGCCCTCCTAGCCCCTTTAAAGGCCATGCAGAAGACACAGAAAGAGAGCAAGCACAAGGTGTATAAGCCTCGTATGGTGTTCTTAAGGGGAAACCATGAGAACCGCATTGTACGAGCCATTAATAACAACCCGATGCTAGAAGGACTGATGACGTATGACCATTGCAATACAAAAGATTGGGAAGTACATGACTTTCTCAAGCCAGTGTTTATTGCTGGTGTTGGGTTTTCTCATTATTGGCCTGTGGGTGCAATGGGTCGTCCTGCCGCTTCTCCTGCTGCAATTATTAGTAAGCTACATATGTCGTGCGTGGCTGGACATCAACAAGGAAAGCAAATAGCATATGGAAAACGAGCTGATGGTAAGCCTATTTGTGCTATTGTTGCTGGTAGCTATTATCTACATGACGAAGATTATATGGACAATCTTTCTAACAGGCATTGGCGAGGACTAGTTGTCCTTAACGATGTGCATGATGGCGGGTTTGATGAAATGCTCTTATCTATAGAATACTTAGAACGCAAATATGGAACTGAGTGAAGAAGAATATAAAGACAGTATTGAAATTCTCTATGCTTCATGCACATATCCAAAAGATGACAACTGGATGTATGATAGGGAAAAATATGGATACCATAATCTTAAACTTACATTTACAAATAGACAATTAACCGAAGTGGAGCTTATTAATGACTAAAAACGAATATAAAGAGAGCTGCTCTAAACTAGGAGTGCCTTACTTTGATGAAGACTATTATGAAAAATCACGAGACTATATCCGTAGCATATTGGAGCAGCCTATGAGTAGTTTTACTCAAGAGATTGAGAAGCCAACATTAGGTGTTAAGTTTGACCGAAACAAGCCTATGTGGTCGTTAGTTCCTCCGGGGCCAATGGAAGAAGTTGTAGAGGTGCTCACCTATGGAGCTAACAAATACAGCCCTGACAATTGGCAGCACGTTGATGACCCTGACACTCGCTATTTTAATGCTGCTATGCGTCACATTTGGGCATGGCGACAAGGAGAGCAATTTGATGCTGAAAGCCATAAGAGCCATTTAGCACACGCTGTGTGTTGCTTGCTGTTCCTGTTGGCTTTTGATGAAGACGAAGAAGATGACAGTGTTGCTTGAAGAACTGAAAGAGAAGCTAGAAAGGCTTGATGAGGTGTCCTTGCTGGAGCTGTTGAATGTTTCTAGCAAGGACTTAATCACCGCATTTGCGGAGATTATAGAAGATAATATGGACAAGTTTTTAAAGGAAGTTGAATGACCGAATTTCGTAATAGTTTTGCAGAGAATGTGTTTCGTTTCAAGTATGCCCAAGGGCCGGGAGACACATGGGCTAAGTTGTCAGAGCGTTTAGTTGAAGACGTATGTGGAAGCCGTGAAGGTACAATGTCCACTCTTATGTCAGAAACTGACCGTAAACATCTGACACAATATATCAAGGAAATGAAGTTTCTGCCCGGAGGCCGTTACCTGTACTACGCAGGTCGTCCGTTCAAGGCATATAACAACTGTTTCCTGCTTCGTGCTGAAGAAGACACACGAGAGGAGTGGAGCAACGTTACATGGCGAGCAATGAGCTGTTTAATGACAGGTGGAGGCATTGGTATTGACTACAGCCGCCTACGCCCTTCAGGGAAGGCTCTGAGCCGTACAGGAGGCACTGCCAGCGGCCCTATTCCATTGATGAACGCTATCAATGAGATTGGACGTAATGTAATGCAGGGAGGAAGCCGTAGGTCTGCTATCTATGCTAGTCTTAATTGGCAGCATGATGACATTCAGAAGTTTCTGACCATGAAGAACTGGAATGAAGACATCAAGGCCATGAAGCTAAAAGATTTTAATGCTTCTGCCCCCTTGGACATGACTAACATTTCAGTGAATTATGATGATGCCTCGTTAGTAGGTGGTCTTGAGAACAATGCTGTGTTTAAGCAGAATGTACGACAAGCTATGGAGACAGCAGAACCGGGCTTTAGCTTTAACTTTGGGGATAAGCAGAATGAAACGCTTAGAAACGCTTGCACTGAGGTTACGTCAGAAGACGATAGTGACGTTTGCAATTTGGGGTCAATTAATATGGGCAACATCAAGAATTTGGAGGAGTTCAAGCACGTTGTGGAACTTGCCTCTAAGTTCTTGGTCTGTGGTACACTCCGGGCTGATTTACCCTACCAAAAAGTATATACAGTTCGTGAGAAAAATAGACGACTTGGACTTGGACTTATGGGAATCCACGAATGGCTCCTTAAGAAACGATATTCATACGAAGTGACCCCTGAGCTTCGTAAATGGTTAGAGGTATACCGAGATGAAAGCAAACGAGCAGCAGACGAACATTGTGACCGATTCTTCATTAGTCGACCAGCAGCTTACAGAGCTATTGCGCCTACAGGCAGCATTGGCATTCTTGCAGGTACTACTACAGGAATCGAACCACTCTTTGCTGTGGCATATAAACGAAGGTTTCTCACAGAAGGAACAAAGTGGAAGTATCAGTATGTCATTGACGGAACAGCTCAAACGCTTATTGACCAGTATGGAGTTGACCCAAGCAAGATTGAAAGTGCTATTGACCTAAGTGAAAACTATGAAAAACGAATCAAATTCCAAGCTGACATCCAAGACTACGTTGATATGTCAATCTCCTCGACTATCAACCTCCCATCTTGGGGAACTAAGTTTAACAATGAGGGAGAAGTGGACAAGTTCACTAGTGTGCTTGCAAAGTATGCCCCTCGTTTGCGTGGTTTTACCTGCTATCCTGATGGAAGCCGTGGTGGTCAGCCTCTGACCTCTGTGCCTTACGAGGAAGCCCTGAAGCATAAGGATGTTGTATATGAAGAAGTTGATGTGTGCGAAATCACTGGCAAGGGCGGTTCCTGTGGTGTCTAATGGCTGCTGCTAAACCAGCAATACCAAGCACCTTCTCATTGGCTGGAAGTGAATGGACTGTTAAAATAGTTCCTGAAATGACCGACTTGGGGAGGTGCGATTCGTCTACCTATACTATTTATATCAAAGAAGGGCTGCATAAAACCTATGCAGAGCAAACCTTCTTCCATGAGCTTGTTCATGCGATTATGTTCACTATGGGTCGTAATGAACATGATGAGGTGTTTGTTGATTGTTTTGGTGTCTTCTTACATCAGTTTAACGGGAGCAAGAAGTGAAAGAAGAAAGAGTAAAGAAAACAAAACCTCAAATGGTTGCTTCTTTCTTTCTCAACGAACTGAAGGGAATGTTAAACAAGAGAGACATCAAAACAAACAAGGAAGTTGAAAGGGCTTTGGACTATCTTTCTTACGGCCCCTACAGCCTTTCATATATGTTTGAACTTCTCGATGAAGAACATATTGACAGACAAACCTTTAAAACTTTTGTAAACGCTTCTTTAGACCGCTATGTAGAAGCAGCGGAATTGATACACATATATGCTGTTCTTTGGACAGAGGAAAAGGAGAAAATAAATGCAAATTGACGTAGATTGGATTTCTGGCCTAGTGTTTGGCATTGAAAGCGGAGTTGCCTATGAGATGGACGATGATGGCAACATCCCTCCTGACGGAGCTGCCTCAGCCACCATCACTATTTCATTAGGTGTCTTTCGTATTGAAATATACCTAGACGGAGATGACGGAGGTATTCCGTTGAAAGAGAAACAGGCATAACATTTGCTATTCGCAAACAGCAAAAAGCCGCTAGAGGGGATTTCCCTTTAGCGGCTTTGTTGTTTCTTAGGAGGAAACTATTGTTTTCTATACGCAAACAGCGTAGGCTAGTTTTTGCTACGAATCTCCATGATTTTCTCTAAGGTACGACCACCGAAATAGGCAGACATCACCAGCATCCCCCATTGGCCTAGAAGCTCAACATAGCTTGCTTGGGCGTTATAGCCAAAGGCAGACATCATGGCAAAGAGGAAGTAGCCCACGAAGATGGCTACAAGAGCCATAGGTCGTATGTTCTTAGACAACCAGCTGTCAGAAGCCATGTCAGCGTCCCAACGCTCAGACACCCCTGCCTGTTCGGTCTTGTAGAGGTCGGTTTCGTTAGCCATCTTAGCCAGCTCACCACTTTGGGCAAGAACGGCTAGGTCTAGCTGTGCCTTAGCCTTAGCTTCTGGGTCTGGAATGAGCTTGTCGATGAGCTTGCCACCAACAGCCAAAAGTCCTGTAATATCAAACATTAATGTCCTTTCATTTCTAGTATGCCCCAACCAACTAGGGTGAATATAGCGGCAGCAACAAGGATACAAAGACCTATTGTTATTGCCTCATCTATCTCTTTCTTCCTATTAGCTGCTGCTCTAGCGTCTAATATCTCCTGTGTCCTGCGTCTTTGGACAATGCTGTTACGCTCTAGCACTATCTGCGTCCATAAGGCACTATGGCCTTGGTGGATGAAGTGCCATTTAAGCTCCTCCTCAGCCTTGTTAAGCTCATGGAGCTGCATCACTGTGCTCATGGCTTGACTAGTGTCGGAGGAGTACTTCTTCTTGGGGTCTTTAATGGCCTCCTTAGCCACAGCGTCCTTAGCATCAAAGAACTTCATAACGTCATGCGTTATGCCTTGAATGTCCTTCCCCATCTTTATAGCAGCTTGTATCCCTTTTATAGCCCCCTGTGCTACAGCAAAAGCGGTTATTGGGTCTATCATATATGCCTTATGTTTTCTTTACTATAATAGTCCACTGACATATTTTCCCGTCCTTTATAAACTCATTAGCCCCATATGTCGATTTAGGTTCTATTTTTCGACATATCAACACTAGCTGCTGCTGTGTATGAGGCCAAGGAGCTTCTGCTGAGACAGGAACTATCACCCGTATTTAGCCTTAGAGAGCTGGAAATGAGGCCCGTCCTTAAAGCCGGGAAATAGTCCTCCCCACTCTAGGTCAACACCAAGCTCCTTAGCTACACCAAGAATGTGCTGTGCAAGCTCCTCATACTTGTGAAACTCCCATGAAGCCTTCCCATCAATGAGCACACAGACATCCACAGCCTTCCCTGTTAAATGTCTGCTGTTCATGGTCTTGCTCTTTCCAGCCGCTACAAGCTCTTTCTGGCGTTCTAGGGTGCGTAGCCCGTCTGTAATGCTGAAGTCGTAAGGAGGGGCTTCTATGGCCTTGTGCATCACCTTCTGTAGGTCTTCATGCACACAGGCTAAGAAAGCCTCGCTTTTAGTACCAAAGTTCATTTCAATCCCCCAATTTCTCTATTCAAAGCATCAATGTCTCCCTGTGCTCGTGCTTGTTCTTCAGGAGTTGTTGCAGCCTGTAGACGAGCATTAGCCTTTTGAAGCTCACTGTTTAGAATGAAAGCCCTGTCCTTTTCAGAAGGAGTTGATGCAAACTTACTAACAGGAGCACCAAACACTCCTTCCGGAATCTCAGGCATACCGTCTGCTGGTGGAGCTGCTTCTGCTGGTGTAGTCTCAAAAGTACCTGCTGGAATTTCAGGGAAGGTTCCTTCAGGAATCTCAGGCACTGGAGGGCCAGGTTCTGGCCCTTTAGTAGCCATTCCTACTGCTGCTGCTTGTAAAGGAAACCCTTTCCATGCTGCCGGAACATCAACTGCCTTAACTGCTGTTAGAGCTTCTAATGTTTTTGTAGAAGCTGGAGACATAGCTGCATTCTTCAGGAAAGAAGCTCCTTCAGGTGTCAAAAGAATACGTAGTGTTTCTTCTTCACTAAGTCCTGTTTTAGCTAATGCCTTAATAGCATCTTTAGTCAGTTGAATACCCTGATACACAGAATAACCAGCTGCAACACCACCTGCCCTAGCAAGGTCTTTACCAACTGTTTCAATACCTGCTACTGATTCTGCTACAGGTTGACTTACACTCATTCTACGACTAAAAATAAGAGCATCTTTCATTCGTGAACTAAACTCATTGACATTTTGCCCTAAAGCAGCAGCCAGTGCGTTCTTATCAGAAGGACTCAATGTAGCCCAGTTCTTTGCCATTTCTCCTAAATCTACACCACGAGTTCCGTCTGGTAGTTGTTTAGTTGCTTTTTCAATAAAGGAAGTATACGTATTTCTATCTAAAAACTGTAATGCTTCTTTCTTTGTATCTCCGACATAGCTTCTAAAAACATTCTGTTGAGTTGGTGTTAGAGACGAATATACTTTACTCAATTCTTCTGGTGAAATTTCAGCAAGTGACTTATTCTGAAGGAATGAAGGCATACCCTGTGAAATAGCAGTTGTATATGCTTCTGAAGCATCTTTAATTTGCTTCCGAGCACTAATTAAATTACCAATAGACTTTTGGTCATTAACATCCTTAGTTAAGGCTGCTGATGCTCTTAGGTCATCTTTCATCCCACCAAAGATAGTAGCTGCAATGACTTTCTGGTCAGAGATAGCTAGGTCATTTACAAGACTCTCACCCTTTGCTGCTCGAACTCCAAACTCATGTAAAATAGATTGTGTCTGCTGTACTGTAAGTTTGTTATTAGATGTGAGAGTATCTTCAATAGTCTGTAAGAAATTTACAGCTTTCTTAGAGCTTTCAGTTAGACCATCAGCAAACCTTGCTTTTAATTCTCTTACTTGTTTCAATGTATTTGTAGTGTCTACAATTCCCCTGTCTCCTCCTAGTTCAAGTTCTCTTTGAGCAATTTTAGAGAAAGCTGCTTCACCTGCATCAGCTCGTGCCTTTTTAAGAGCAGCTAGTTTATCCTGTACCCCTGTAATAAGCCCTTTAGTAGCTTCTTCTGGAGACAATCTGCTTGGTCGTGGAGCCATACCAGCTGTTGCTGCTTTAGCTGCTCCTGCTTGTAATACAGAGAATGTCTCAGCAAACTCAGGGTTTCCAGCAAGTTTCTGTAAAATAGCAGCTATCCGAGGGTCAGAACTTCCCTGACCTTTTAGCATAAACTCTCTGAAAAAATTAGCTTCATCAGGTGGTAATGTGGCTTCAAATGCTTTTAGTTTACGGTCTTTTAAAAAGCTCTTAGCACCTTGAAAACCACTCTTTAACAACGAAGCAATACCATAAGCACCCAATGCCACATCAGGGCCATAGAAGGCTGGTGCAGCTTGTTTAGAGGTAGGCTCTGAAGGAACACCCGCTGCTGCCATAGCTTTAGGGTATAGCTGTGGAATGTCTGGATACTGGGAACCTGTAGAGAACAACC